CTTTGGCTGGCGCTGCTTTTGCTTGCAATAGTAGCGGGCATCATCATGGCGGCATTCGGAGCAGACAACCCATCGGCCATGTTCAATTACGTGCGCGGCACGATGTCAGACTGGCGCGTTCTATGGTTGATACCGGCGTATGCGGTGGCAATGCCGGCGGCTGTCGAACTGGCGCTGATGATGGGGAAGAAGGGTGATGCAGCTTGGGCGCTGAATGAATGGCTGCGCGGCGGTATTGTGGGCGTGATCGTGCTGCTGGTGACTTGCTGAAACTTCTGTGGACACTACGATTCCGACACGCAAGGTGAAGACCGTGGCCGAGGCAAAACTCTGCAACAACCACATCGACGGGCACCAGTGCCGGAACAATGGCGCCGTGTTTGTTGATATTGGCCAGGATCTGATTGCCTGGATCTGCCGTGAATGCAACGCCAAGCGCGCGCGCAGGAAAGGCCTACCCCTGCATCTATTCCAGAATAAATTCCGTGACACAACCTTGGAGCTACACGCATGAGCAAGAAAGATGACGAAGTGAAGACCGGCGCCATTACCGAAGATGAACTGGAAGGTCTGTCCGAGGAGGAGCGCGCCGCCATCCTGGGCGACGACGATACCGACGCTCTGGAAGAGATTGCCGGGGAATCTGACGACGACGACGGGGAAGACGGGGAAGGAGAAGACGGCGACGACGGTGAAGGGAATGCAGATGCCGCAGCAGCGGCAGGCGATGAAGCAGCCATTGAGGCGGCACCCGCCTCTTCCGCAGCAGCAGCGTCAGCAGCCGCGTCCGCTACACCTGATGCAGACTTGGTTCCCGAGCCGGACGATACGGTCATCCCGTTCCTCCCGGTCAAGGATGTCTCCACAGAACGCGAACGCATTACCGCGCTTTCGGCCGAGCGCAAATCCCTGCGCGAGAAGTATGCCAACGCCGACATCACTATCGAGGAGCTGCTCGAGAAGAGCGATGCGCTGAACGACGAGACCGCAGAACTCAAGGCCATCATCAAGCAGTCCGAGGCGGCCGCCCATGCGAATGAGGAGGCCGGCAAGAACTCATGGCAGCGCGCCCAGGACAACTTCTTCACTTCCCATGCTGAATACCGTGACAACCCGGTGCTGTGGGGGGCGCTGAACCAGCAGGTCATCATGCTTGGTAACGACCAGAAGTGCGCCAAGTGGACCGGCAATCAGATCATGGCGGAGGCCCACAAGCAGGTATCCAGGCACATGCGTGTGGCTGACGCACCCACAAAGACTCAGGACGACAAGCCCAAGGTCAGGAAACCGGCCAAGCCTGATCTCAAGGTCGTGCCGAAGACGCTGGCGCAGGTCCCGGCTGCAGCAGGAGATGATCCCGGGCAGGGAGATGAGTTTGCGCCCCTCGACAAGCTGGATGGTATGGAACTCGAAACGGCGCTGGCAAAGCTATCGCCTGAGCAGGAACGCCGTTACCTGCAAGGACGTTGAGTGGCTTTCTACCTGACCCTGAGTCTCGGTGAGGCGGTGGTGGCTGATTCCGGCCCCGTCGTCATCACCTACGAGTCGCGGGATGGGTCCAGGGCAAGGCTCAAGATCGAGGCTGAAAGTGACGTGAAAATCGAGCACAAGCGTCCAAATGTGCAGGTCCATGCCGCCAAGGGATTGAATCCTAAGTAGCGATTTTGATTTTGTTGTCTATATTGACACGTAATCCGGCCCCCGCATGAGCAGGGGCCATTTATAACCAGGCTGGCATGAGCGGGCCGCACTCTGCGGAGCTCGCTCGTGGCGAAAACCATCATTGGCCTGAATGACCCGAAGGCCGTCAAACGATACTCGGGCTACCTTGCGGTAGATGTCGGCCGCACCTCTTACTTCAATCGCAAATTCATGGGCGTAGGCGAGGATGCCTCCACCCCAGTCCAGATCCTGCCGCATCTCGAAAACGATGCCGGCGAACAGATCACCTACGACCTGTCCATGCAGTTGAAGATGGCGCCGATCGAGGGCGATAACATCCTGGAGGGCAAGGAAGAGGACCTCAAGTTCTACACCGACCAGGTCTACATCGACCAGATGCGCGGCGGCGTCAACACCGGTGGACGAATGACGCGCAAGCGCACCATCCACAAGCTGCGTGCCATCGCAAGAAAGCGCCAGTCGGAGTGGTGGTCGCGCATCTTCGACGAGTTGCTGTTCATGTACATTTCTGGTGCCCGTGGCGTAAACACCGGCTTCGTGTTCCCGCTCACCTACGCAGGTTTCGCCAACAACAGCCTGACGGCGCCGGACTCTGAGCACATTCTGTACGGCGGCAACGCCACGTCCAAGGCATCGATTGACGCTACCGACACGATGACATTGGCAGTCATCGAGCGGCTGGTGGTCAAGGCCGAGACGATGGGCGGCGGCACGGAAGGACTCCCACAGATCCAACCGGTCATGATCGACGGCGAGGATCACTACGTCCTTGTCATGCATCCATGGGACGCCTATAACCTGCGCATCGCGGCCGGCAGCTCCGACTGGCTGGAAATCCAGAAGGCGATCGCCACCAACCTCGGCAACAAGTCGCCGATCATCAAGGGCGGGCTCGGCATGCACAACAACGTCGTACTGCACCGTCATAAGTCGGTGATTCGCTTCACCGATTACGGCGCTGGCAGCAACGTGGCGGCCTCACGCTCTCTGTTCATGGGTGCTCAGGCAGCAGTTTGCGCCTACGGCTCGCCCGGCACAGGCATGCGCTACGACTGGAACGAGGAGTCGCGCGACAACGGCAACCAGGCGGTCATCTCGACATCGTCCATCTTCGGCTGCAAGAAGTGCAGCTTCACGATCGACGGCACAGCCAGAGACTTCGGCGTGATCGCGGTGGACTGCGCGGCGGCCAATCCCGGCTAAGTCATACAGACCTGACGAAACAGCAACTTACGAAACAGTAACAGAGGAACCATTATGGCCCTACGCAAAACAGATCACGCGGCTGGTACCAAGATCATGCCGACCCCGACGACCGCCGATGACACCATGTCGGTACGCATGGAGTATTCGCTCGGCGGTGCGGTCATCGCCAACGGCGATGTCATCTACTTTGGCGACCTGCCAGAGAACTGTGTGGTGGTCGATTGGGCCATCGACAACGATGACCTGGATGCCGGCGCGACACTCTCCGGAGATCTCGGTATCCTGAACGCGGCCAAAACCGCGGTCGATACCGCGGCCGCAAACGGTGGCGCCTGGCTGTCGAACTCGACCTCCCTGCAAGCTGCGGCCTTCACGCGCATGTCGGCCCAGACGGTCGCGATCCAGACCGCGATCGCGCGCATGACCGCCAGCCAAACTCCACGCCCAGTCGGCTTCGTGGCGGAGGCGGCAGGTAATACCACCACTGGTCTTATCGGGCTGACGCTCACCTACAGGGCGAAGTCGGACTGATCTTCTTCTTCCATCAAAAGTGGTCAACTCGGCCGGCCGAAAGGTCGGCCTTTTTTTTGAACCGGAGCCATTATGCAGATCAAGTGCATCATCAAGCGAAAGAACGGCAGTACCGTCGAGTGGAACGGCAAGATCTACCGTTTCGTGCCGAACGAGCATGGCGCCCACGTCTGCGACGTGCGCGAAAAGGAACTCATCAAGCGCCTGCTGTCCATCACCGAAGCGTATGAGATGTACGACCCTGACGAGCCAGACGCGGCCGATCCAGAGGCGGCGCAGGAACCTCCCGAGGCGCCGGAACCTCCTGAGATACCGGAGGACTTGAGCGCGCTCTCCCACGATGAACTGATGGACCTTTCACGCAAGGTCACTGGCCGGAAGCCGCACCCGAACACCAGCGACGAGAAGCTCATCGCCCAAATCGCCGGCGTGTAAGCCGTCATGGCGTTTACGCTTCAAGAATTGGTCGACAAGGCGCGCATCCCGCTGAATGATGCCGACAAGGCTCGCTTTCTCGACGATACGCTGCTTGGATGGGCGAACGACGCCTTGCTCCTGCTGCGCGCGCGTCGGCCGGATCTCTTCATCGGTCAGTTCCTGGCGTTGCCGGAAAAACTCGCCATCGGCGCCAC